CTAAGGGCCAGGTTGGAGCGTCAACAAACGTTCTTCCAAATACCATACAAAGGAGAAAATTGTGTGCCCAAAAAGCGTAAGCGAAGGCCTGGGAGGAAAAGACTTAATCCGGATCAGGGTGGTGTGGTTAGCGTCGGACCCCTTAGTGGTGGAAACCATCAAGGACGTCATACGCTTGACCCGCCAACCGAACGATCCGGGAATACGTCGAATCCGCGTGGAGCCCGAGGGCCTTCTAGGGGTCGTAGTGCGTTTCACGGCGAGCATGAGTCGCGTTCGCGACATTCTGCTTTTTACCGTAAACGTGCAAAACACCCTAAGAAGCCGAGGTCTCTTACCAGATCTACGTCTCACGCTGGAGCACGGTATAAGAGCCGAGAGACAATAGCGCATACTGCGCTACTCGGTAATTGGTATCTCGAGCAGCCCAATGGGTCTATGACCCTTGCTGCTTCGGAAGACCATTTGATTCCTCCTGATATCGAGCGGATTTGGTACATTACGCACAAACTTGTGCGTCCTGTCCTCTTCCGTTACAGGAAAAACATTTACGATCGTTTACGATCTGTAAAAGGTAAACCTGTTCACGATGGTGGAGGTCCTCTCACGTTGATTAACATAAAACACCTCCCCCTGGGTAATTATATCCAGGGACAAGGGGTGTATTATGGACGCGACTTCCGAAGTTTCGGAGGTTCTCGCGAAGTCTACGCTGGAGGGTTTATACCGTCTAGTTGGCCCCACGGATACACTGTGTTAGAATTAAATAACGCAGGCCGTGAAGGTCCTCTAGGGCCCGATTTCGGGTCTCCCGCACAATACGCGGCAGAGGCTTATAATCGTTTTAAGCCTAAGGTTGCACAATTTGACGCGGCTCAAGGACTATTACAAAATGTAATAGAACTGCCGGGTCAGTTGCATACCACAGCGAAAGGTCTTTCTGGTGCCTTTACGGCTTTAACAGGAAGGTCCTTCCGTGGACTGTCAAGTCCATCGAAATCTGTTCTAAGATCCCAGTCCCGATCTGCTTTGAAACATCTTTTGATGCCAAAAGAGATTGGGGATCAGTTTCTGAACGAACAGTTCGGTTGGGTACCCTTTCTTTCTGATATGAAGGACCTATATAGGACCTACAATAACCAGAACCGTTTTATCCTTGAAATTCTCAAGGGTAATGGTGCTTGGATCAAAAAGACTGGCCGTGTTCACTCGGAGAATACCATAGAAGAAGTGGCCTCTGTAGACAACTTCAGTGGCTACGTTTATCCGCCAATGACGGACCAATTTTATCGGTCCAGCGGATCATTCGTTACATCACACCTTTATACCACGCTGGAGAGCGAGGTTTGGTTTGATGCTAGCTTTAAATTCTATGCTCCAGAGTTTGATATCCTAGGTGGCAATCGAGCTTCTAAGGGTGATTATGGGCGTATTATGCGCCTTATACACCTTTATGGAGCAAGAGTGTCGCCGACGGTTATCTGGGAATTAACTCCTTGGACTTGGCTAGTCGATTGGTTCAGTAATGCTGGCAGAGTCTTCGACAATGTCACATCTACTGTATTCGATCGCCTAGTCAATAGGTGGGCCTTCGTAATGCAGCGCACTCGTAAGTGGGCTGTAAACGATTCTACCATCCATCTCAGGAGTGGTGACGTTAAGTGCTCTTGGACACAACAAATTGTGTCTAAAAGGCGTAACGAGGCAACACCGTATGGTTTTGGACTGACGAGTGGAGATTTGTCCACTCGCCAACAACTCATCTTAGGTGCTTTAGGTTTAACCCATTTCACCTAATGATGCCTCGACATGGTCTCAGTTAAGAGCTAGGCTTGGGATCCCTAGTCTCCTACTATGTCGATAAACTCCCTTTTAACTTTAGGAGGTTATCAATGGCATTTGCCGATCCACAATCAATTACAATCACTGGTTTTAACGGCGGTTCAGCGATTTCGCTGCCCCGCACGCAGGACGAGAGATTGAAGTCAGTATATATGAGTAATGATGGTCTTTATCAGATCACCATTTCTCATCAACCGAGTGGCCAACAAGGAACTTCCTCGTATCGCCTCCGGTCGATGTTTCGTGTCGATGTCAAGGTGTTAGCTACTGATCCGTTTAATGCGGATAAGAGCATCTACCAGACTGCCGGCATTTACATCGTGATTGACAAGCCCGCTTTTGGGTTTACGGCTACTAACCTTAGTAATATGGCTAGTGGCCTTGTCAGTCTACTGACCGCTTCTAGTAATGCTGCCATCCTTAAATTGGTTGGTGCAGAACACTAAGCGATTGAACGTGGAGCGTTAACAGCCGGACCGGGGCCACTCTTCTGATCGTTATCATTAGAGTGACTTTAGGCGGCTAATGCGTAGGCATATGTCGTTGTTCGAAGATCTACCCCCTAGTCAGGAGGAGTCTTGAAAAGCGACGAAAGTGACCTTCTCGAGTTAGCGCTCCTCGTCTATGACGATGCGTGCGCTAAGTGTGCTGTTGACGTCTCCGATTTTCGAGATCGGATTGTGATCCGATCCCGATTCGAACATGAGGGAATATCGTTTTTTACGATAACCCTTCCTTCCTTTTCTCGTGCCTTCGAAAGAAGTCTCGAGTTGGGAGTGATCGACTCAATAGGCTTTCGATCTTTTAGAAAGCTTCGGGCAATCCCTGCATTCTTGCAAGGTATGCTTAGTCGACTGTTCGATGTGGAGACAGGAAGGCTTTTATATGGACCATTCGCGCCAAATTGTTTTTCTTCAGACATTGTGGAAGCGGTTCGGCAGATCTGCCGATGCTTCAACAAGCTGGAGTTACAATGCGCCCCGGAAAGGGTCGCAGAGGCAATCGAAGGGTTCGTTCAAACTGAGCGAGACCTTAAAGTCTACAGGGCCGCGGGCAAAGCATACACTGATTTTATTAGTGTATCTGCTTTATTATGGACTTCTGTTGTTTCAGGTGTTGAACCTGATTCACTTTGGCCCACCCATGGACCTGGTGCCACCGCCGACGGTAGGACGGGTAACCGTAAATACCGTTGGATGACCTGGCACGAACGTCTGGAACCTTACTTCCCTTTCTTGGAAAACGGATATTCGGTATCCGCTAGTACTTCGAAAGAGTTTCAGTTCACAACGTTCGTTCCCTCGTGTCAGGAGTTGCCTGTCAAGGTAACTCCTGTACCGAAGACTTTAAAGGGTCCACGTATCATAGCTATTGAGCCTTGTTGTATGCAATACACGCAACAGGCTATTCGGCGTGAGCTTTATGCTCGCATCGAATCTTCGCGAATTGCTGGAGGTCATGTGAGTTTCACAGACCAAACCATCAATCGCAAGTTAGCTTTGATAGCGTCGTCTGATCGTCGATTTTCAACAATCGATATGTCAGAGGCCTCGGATCGTGTTCCACACGCCTTGGCTATGAGAATGTTTGATAGTAATCCCTTTTTAAGGGGTGCTATCATTGCATCTCGTTCGACGCATGCGAAACTTCCTAACGGTGCCATAATTGGCCCGCTTCGTAAGTTCGCATCGATGGGGAGCGCTCTCTGTTTCCCCATTGAGGCGATGTATTTCTACACTTCTTGTGTAGTCGCCTTATTGGAGATTCGGAACCTTCCTGTAAATTACGAGAACTGCTATCGCGTTTCTCGTGATGTCTACGTCTATGGTGATGATTTAATCATCCCATCAGACGAAACAGAAGCTGTTCTTGGTTACCTACAAAAATACAATTGTAAGGTAAACGTCCACAAGACTTTTTATCGCGGATTTTTCCGTGAATCTTGTGGTATGGACGCTTATCAAGGCTACGACGTCACTCCTGTGTACGTTCGTCAGCCTAGTCCTAAGAACAGATGGCAGGCCCGTAGTGTCATCTCTTGGTTCGCAACAGCTAACCTATTTTATAGGAAAGGCTATTGGCGAACGGCTGACTTCATTTTTAGGAAGTTAGAGTCCGTCGTTGGCTTCGTGCCATACGTCGGGGATGACAGTGCTGGGCTTGGACGTATCTCCTTTCTTGGATTCCGGTCCGCTAATCGGTGGAATCGGAAATTACAGCGCTTAGAAGTAACAGCGTTGGTTCCAGAGGAAGCTCGTCGCACTGATGAGCTTTCGGGATACGCGGCTCTTCAAAAGTGTCTGTTGTCTTTAAAGACAGCTTATCCAATCAATTCTGACCGGATAGATGCCTTCTATGAAGGACGTCAGCGTCGGTCACTAGGGGCAGTTTTGCCTGAATCTAAGGATAGACACTGGTTAGAGTCTACCATGCTTCGCGGCGTAGCCACACTAAAACGACGCGGGGTCCCGGTTTAATACCCGGGTTGAGGTTCCTTAAACCTCTGGGAGCATAAACCACCCCCCTAGCTTGCTAGGGTTTCAGTGAGAAGCCGGAACGCCTTTATGGCGCGCTCGGCCGTCTCCTGGTTGGTGGGCAGTGCATGCTCCCCC